GCTTATGTATCATGGTCTGAAGTAGTTAGTACATACCCCTCTTTCACTGGTTTGACAGACACCCCATCTACATATTCAGGCATCGAAGGCAACTATTTGAGAGTTACCTCTTCAGGAATACAGGCAGTAGATGGTATAATATTAACTGCTCCAGATAGCGGTGAGTGGTTGATAAAAGTAACAAATAGTGGAACACTTTATACGGAGGTAGTGTAATGACTGTCTGGCATGATGAAGATTATAGTAAAAGGGTTAAGTTAACTATAGACGGCACAAAAATAGAGGGGGATCTTACTGATTTTCCAGTTGCTATACAGCTGTCTGATTCAGCAGGTATTACTAGTTCTGATTTAAGTTCTATAATAGCCGAACTGGCAACTACCTCAGATGGTGTAGATTCTTATACTGAGTTTTTGTTACAGCCTGTAGGTGACGCTGCTGGTAGGCATATTATTACACCATATTCTTCTGGAAATACATTTCTATATTCAAATAGTAACAAAACTGTTTATGGGGGGAGTAGTCTATATTTTAACGGTACTGCTTCAACCTCTATTAATGTGGAAGGTAACCTACCAGATTTCGATTTGGCTACTGAAGATTTTACTATCGATTGGTGGGAATATAGGTTAGATACTACTAATAGTAGAATAGTTCTATGTGGTGCTTATAATGTGGCGTCTTGTGGTATTATATGTGGTTATGGTCCATATGTTTATATGTCTTCAAATGGCAGTAGTTGGGATATAGCTAGTAGTAAAACTTTAGGATCTATAGTAGCTAATGCTTGGAGTCATTTAGCTGTAGTTCGTACCGGAGAAACTTTTTACACTTTTAGAGACGGAGTTCAACAGGATACATGGTCACATGCTTCTGCAATATACAAAGATCCTACATGGTATCCAATGGTTGGTAGTTATTATAATCTTAGTAGTGGCTATTGTTTTTATGGTTATATACAGGGTTTAAGAGTTTCTAAAGGTATTGCGAGGTGGACTACTACATTTAGCGGAAGTCTTCCAGAAACAATACAAGAGGTAGATTCTTATACTAAGTTGCTTATTAATGGTGATGAATATGACGCTGGTTCTTACACAGAAATAGCTTTTGCGTATGGTGCTAGTAATAAAATTCCTGCTATAGAACCTACCACTGGTGCTGGTGACACTAACCATGGTGGTAGTTATTTGTTTTCTGGCAACAAGGAATTCCTTTACTCTACTGATAATTCAATAGCTAATTTTGAGTCTGATGATTTTACTATTGATTTTTGGGTTAAGCGTGACTCTACAGGTCAAGAAGATTTGATAGCAAAATGGACACGCGGTAGTGTGGACGGCGGCTGGAATGTATTCTTTGACTCTGATAACACTGTAAAAGTTTATATATATAATGGAGCAACAACCGAAGTTGTTGGTGAAACTACAACACAAATTACAGATATTGATTGGCATCATGTAGCTGTAGTAAGATATGGCGCTGACTGGTATATATTTTTAGATGGTGTTATAGATTCTTACTACTATAGTATTTCTACTATATACACAACTACACAATATTTGAGTGTAGGTAGATTGTACAATTCAGACTCTTACCCTTTTTCAGGTAAGATTTCCAATGTTAGGGTTTCAAATGCGGCCCGTTGGACAAAGAATTTTACTCCTCCGAATCAGAAATATGACGGCACCTGGGTAGAGCTTGTTGCTACTAATGAAAAAAAAATAGCTTTATATAATTCCGAAACTGAGCAATGTCATGTAGAAATAGAGGATTGGAATTACTGGTTACAAGTGGCTACTTTGTGGGCTAAAGTACCTACTTTATCTTCAGGCACAGATAAGGAATTGTTGTTGTATTATGATAATACACAATCAGATAACACTACATATGTACATGACTTGAATAGTGCAGGTTCTGTTAATGTGTGGGATAGTAATTACAAAGTAGTATACCATTTAGCAGATATATTACAAAATAGTATAGCAATAACTGATTCTACTTCCTATGATATGGATAGCACAGTTACTGGTACTTCTTATACAGACAGTTATTATGGAGACACTGGTAAAGGTTTGGATTTTGATGGTACAAATAAATATATTACTATAGCAAATCATAATCATCTTGATTCTAGTACTGGAGACTTTACTATCTCTGTAGTTACGGAGTGGGATGGTTCGAGTTGTGGTATGCTTTTAGGTAAATATTCAACATCTGGATTTTACCAAGGACCTACAGTTTTTGCTAACTATGCTACAGCATCTGGGAGTGCTGGGTCGTTGGAATTTGGGGTTAATTCTGAACAATATGTGGATACTTCGAACAGCTCATATAATGACGGTGTAGTGAGGCATTGGGTTTTCCAGCGTAAAGATGATGTTCTTAAGATATTTGTTAATGGAAGTTTAGAAAACTCAAATAGCGTGTCATCTGTAGATGTTGATAACGCTCAACCAATGTATATATTCGGAAATCAGTATTCACAGCATTACTATGGTACGGCGGACAAATTTTGGTTTTCTCCTACTTTGGCAAGATCAGATGCTTGGATAAAAGCAGATTATAATAGTAGCTTTGATATTTTGAACACATATGTTATACAAGATCAACCTATTTTTTATTACTCAGGTATAGTTAAGATTCAGGGGGTACCAACGCAGCGTACAGTTTGTCTTTATAATAGAACAACTGGTGAGCTTATAGGAACAGCCTTATCTGACCCAGTTACAGGGTGGTTTATTATCTCCAGTGGTTTAAATAATTATCATTTTGTGGTAATTCTACCTGAACTATCTGATGACTATGATATAATAGCACATGATAAAATTCATCCGGAGAACTAAATGTCGATATTAACAATAGATGGTGGTATATTTAATTTTATTACATTAGATTATACACCACCAACATGGAGTGGTGGAGTTTACGATTTTTCTCCAATTGTACCTGATACTGTTTGCTATGATGTATGGGTAGAATCTAATTCTGGTCAATGGGCAGAACATGATTGGATTCAATGGAATGAATGTTTTCTCGGAATACTTAATCAACTGTGGACTCATGGTAACTATGTGTTTGCTGCAATAGATTTTGGTTTGGATGTTATTGATGTTAGTTTAGAGACTAAAGTGGCTTATGTTGAGTATCGTGGTGGTTTTAATACAGTTTGGGCTAATGACGATTATGTTTTTCTAGGCACTACGAAAAGTGGTATAAAATATCTACCTATGTCTACAGTAAGCGGTAGCACTCTTACCCCTTATAATCTAACTACTCATATGTTAGAGTGGGCATTAGAGCCGGAATTAACTAATAATCATGTTAGGTACATTCATGGGAATAGTGATAGATTTTTCTGTTCAACAGCTGGTGGTGTAGATTTTTATAAGATAGGTTCAGAACCGTATTATGACCATTATGTAACGGTAAGTGGTTACCCATATAAATGTTTTATGACTTCGTATAGGACTGGTTATTATATATTTCAAGGTCCTGATAGTGATGAATTAAGAAGGACTGGTACATATATTAGCGATATAGATGAAACCTACACATTTATTGTCAGTTTGACAGATCTTTCTGTTACTGAGGGGACTGCTGTAGGAGGAGGAAATACTATATTTTTGGCTACCACATCTGGTGTATATGTTATTGATGAGGATGTTCAAATTACGGATATTTATTGTAAGGCTACTACAGTTGTTGTTTCTGGTACTAATTTTACTGCTGATATACTTTCAGGCCAGCAAGATAGTTTTGCTTTTACTTCGGTGTGGGCGGATACAAATGCCAGCAGAACTAGTGGTAAAATGTATGTTGCTACAAACGATGCCTTTATGGTTATAAAGTTAGATGATGGTAGTATAAATGACTATTATAGTTATGAAATACAAACATTAGATCAAGAAGATATTGTTGATATAAATGTCAGTTTAGGGGTATAAATATGGTTGATTTCATTTTTACTAATCCGTTTCCGCCTTCCGGTATACAAGTTTATGGTATTACCGAGCTTTTAACTATTACTGTTACAGTTACAGGTAGTTTGGCCACTCATTACTCTATTGACGCAACTTTTTATACTGGTGTTGGTGTTCCTATAGGAACTACTGTATCAGGGTTTGTTGATAGTGCGACTGTTTCTGCTACAATTGATACAGTTGAGGCAACAAATTATAGTTGGTATGTACGAGCTACTTCAAGTGGTTTTGCAGAAAACAGCGAAACTTATTCGTTTGATAATATGTTTTTATGTTCTGGTACAGTGTCAGACGATGCTGGTGGAGTGTCTGGAATACCTGTTAGGCTATACAGAAGAAGTAATGGTTCTTTGATTGGTTCTACTACTAGTGCTGGAACTGATGGTATTTTTGCTATAGAAAGTACTTATAACGAACCACATTATGCTGTAGCGTTGTGGTCTGATGAGGATAAAAATGCTTTAATTTATGATCATTTAGAACCTTCTTAAGGATGGATAATGGCTAATACACCCCCTATGAATAACTTACCTTTTCAATTCGGTTCTGGTGGCTACACTAAACCTGACATGGATAAGCTTGCTTTTGATTTTAGCCAGCTTGGTTCTGTAGTGGCTACTTCTTATTTGGGGGCGTCTATAAATGTCATGTCTCAGCCACCAGCAGAATACGACACAGTAAAAGAGTGTCCTACCTATATTATTGGTTACTCTAAGTATGGTGTTCAGATTATAAGAGGTCGTTGTGTTTATGAAGGGGCAAGAAATTTAACTGCTTCTGTAGGTATTGATCAAGAAATTATTTCCAGTTATAAAGACCTATCTGCAACATTAGAGGGTTTGACATGGAGTGATTTTATTGCGTCTATTAGAGGTTTTGCGTGTAAGGATCTTACAGCTAGTATTCAAGCTCATTTTCCAGCTGATTTATCTGCTTTTATTAATGTGTTTTCTAAATCAGACACAGACCTTTCTGCGTATTTGATGGGCTGGCAAGCGGTGGATTTTGGTGCAACAATCTCTGCTTTAATGGTTTATGACCTACAGGCATCTTTGAACCCAATACAGGGGGTAGACCTTCCAGCTTATTTAAAGGTTTGGCCACAGCGTATATTACCAGCTTATTTGAGAGGGTGGGCTTCTAAGGATTTGGGCGCTGATATTAAATCTGTTTATTATTCGAATTTAAATGCGTCTATTAGTGCTCACGAATGGGTAAATTTGTTGGCTACAGTTAAGGGTTGGGGTCGCACTGTATCTAAAGATTTGCAGGCTTATATTCGAGCTTTTAATTATAGTGATTTAAGTGGGCATCTAAGAGCTACTTACCTGTATAATTTATCTGCTAGTGTTTTTGCGATACCATTTGTACCTTTAACAGCTAACATCCATTCTTGGGATACATTATTTTTATCAGCTAGTTTGAATGCTCTTGATTACCCGTATAATTTAAGGGCATCTTTGAACGCGGTGGATTATAGGTCATTTTTGTCGGCTGCTATTAAAGGTTGTTATGCTACAAAAGTTCCGTTTAATTTAAGTGCTAGTATGGGTGCCTGGCAACAAACTGATTTATCGGCTAATATGACACCAATAACAGCTGGTATTTTGAGTGCATCTATAAACCCAACTATTTATGTTAGTGTGCTTACCGCGTCTATTTATCCTAAGATGATTAGAATGACTACTGTATTGGCTGTGTCTACTATGGAACATAAAGATTTGGCAGCCATGATTAATGTTTCTTGTGGTTCTTCTGGATATGGTGAGCTTACAGCTTATATTAGATCTGTATACAAAGATGATTTATCTGCGTATATCAATGGTGTTTTTGGACATAGACTTATTAGGAATCTTGCTGCTACTGTTGGCTATTCACCAGTAACTGTTGTTATGGACAAGTTCCCAATTAGAGTAACTTCAACTGGTGGTGTTGTAAAAGTTGTTGATATTCTTCCTATATATGTGTCTATGTTTAAAAGACTTTCATATCTTACGGCTTCCATACAAGGTATACTACATTCTACAAGTTTAAGTTCTTCCTTAACACCTGTAAGAATAGAGGACTATAATTTTAAATATACGAAGAATAAAGAGTTAGTTTACAATATTAACAGATATGGGCAAGCTCTGTTGTCTAAGATTGTTGAAATAACATTTAAGAGTATGGTAAAGGATTATATTTATTTAAGCTCTGGAAATGTTGTTTTTAGTGCTGATGATTTATTAGATAGGTGGGTTGTTGATGTTAAGGCTTATATACCAGAAGATAGAGCTTTAAGTATAAAAAGAAAGCTATTTAGAGCTAGAGTTTTACATGATTTAACCAGATATGTTGATATTGATGAGGCTGTTAGGTTAGTGGTAGATTATGTTACTGATGAGCCGGTTGGAAATTTATCTGCTAGTATTAACTTGACAAGAGGCAGTATGAGTACTATGTTATCAGCATATGTAAATCTTATATATGAAAAGCCTGGTTCATCTGGTTTATCGTCAAGTATTAATGTACAGAGCAAGCAGCTTGTTGTAGGTGTAGGTCAAGGTAAAGGCATAGACATAATTTAGGCATAATTTAACTTGACAAATGAGATTCAATGCTTATTGTATAAATAAGCTAAGAATTATTGCTATGTCTAAATATAAATGTTTATAAAATATGGAAGGATTTAATTATGGAGTTTAGTATTGGTACTATGGAATTACAGAGGATTGTAAAAGCTCTGGGTGTTACAGTTAAGTTGAATACTGCTGACACAACTGGCAGGATACTAATAGAGGCATCTGATTCAGGTGACTCTGTTTTATTTTTGTCTAATAATTTATCAACTGGTTGTATGATTCATACCAATGAGGTTTCTGTTAAAGAGCCTGGCAAGGTGTCTTTAATTTTCGGTAAAATCAAATCTTTCGTCACTTCATTCCCACCTTGGGATGGTACATCAGGCGCTAAAACATTTAAATTTAAAGTAGATGAAAAGAGTGTGTTGATAACTGTCTCGAATAAATTAGAAAATGGTAAGACTTCTAGAGGTAGATTGAAACTTGATAATTTTGATAGTTCAGGTATAAGAAAGCCTAAACCTTTTGATCAGCCAAATTTTGTTTTGAACTCTAACATGTTTAAGGCTGCATTAGGAAAAGTTCTTTACGCAGTAGAACCCAATAGCCCAATGGTAGCACTTCAAGGAATAAATATTCATTTTGATGAAAACAATATTTACTTTGCTGGAACTAATGGTAAAATATTGTCCGAATATAAGGTTAATAATGTTGGCAACTTGAAGGAAGGTAGTTTTATTCTTAAGTATGATTTTATTATGGGTCTTAGAAGGGCTTTAAGTGGTGAAACTCAGTTGTTTTTTGAAATAGATGACAGAGTTATTAAAGTTAAGTTCGATGACATTATGTTCTGGGGTAGAAGGATTGTTGGACATGAATACCCAGATTATAGTAATTCTTTTGATGATTTTAAAAACATGGTTGTTATAGATAAAGAGGTTCTTATGGGTAACCTACGGCCATTTAGTGATGTATTAAACGAAGACGATTACAACCGGTTTACTATCGAAATGTCTGATGGTAGATTGGCTTTTAGAAATGATGTGGCTAATTTCACTTGTGATGTAGATTTGGAATACAAAGGTGGTTTTATTATAGACCTTAATGGACAATATTTGTTACAAACTGTTGATGCTATTAAAGATGATAAATTAATTATAAAATTTACTGATGAAAATGGTAGTTTCATTGTAGATTCTTTTAATTCAGAGAACCAGAAAGCACTTATTCGGCCTATTAGAAGGAGAAAATAGTGGATGCTGTTTTAGAGGGTCTTTATAAGGTTATTGGAGAGCAACTAAACCAATCTTCTTTGTTTTATATAGATAATAACTCAGTTATAATTAGTTTGTGTGCCGAATATTTAAAGACGCGTGGTTATAGGGTTATTAAGAGTCCAGAAGGGAATTTTAGTAATGTTAAGAAGATGGATGATTTAATACATCTGTTCTATGGGTTGCTTGACTACAAATTTCCAAGCAAGGTTGGTAGACATAGGAATAATCAAAGAGATAGAAAAATAGCTAAGACTTTTATAGAGTCTAGAATGTTGTCTAGTGGGTGTGATAAAGAACATGCCTTAAAGGAATGTTCCTTAATTATAGAGACAGTGTTTAGTAATTTCAGTAGGTTTAATCTTACTGTTAACAGTATGAATTTTGGTATATTTGGTCAAAAGAATCTTGGTTGGGTTACTGAAGTTGCTTTGGGTATTATAAGGGATAGAGAATTAGAGAAAGAAGAATTAGAATCAGATGAGTATTGTAAGAAAACATATGATTGGTATATAAAAAACTATGGCCCAGGTTCTTTAGTGTTTGATGGGCTTGTGGAGGGAATTGATGGCAAAGAAAAAAGTTGATAGCGATCCTAAGACTAGAAGTACTTTAGAAATAGCTAAGAAGGCCATTATTAAGAAATATGGTAGTGTTATTAGCACTATGGGGGAAAAGGGAGATCTTATTATAGACACCGTTTCCACAGGTTCCCTAGGCCTTGATGTTGCTGTGGGCAGAGGTGGTTTAGCTAGAGGAAGGATATATGAGTTTTATGGTCCTCCTTCAGGTGGTAAATGTCAAAGTAAGGATAGTTATTTGAACACACAACATGGACTTCTAACCATTGAGGAGCTTTTTAGTCTATACGGAACACCAGTGTGTGTAGCAGATAAAAATACTAAGTGTTCTTGTGGGCTTTTAAACAAAGATGGACAAATCGAAGAGACATCTCATTTTGTTTGGAGTGGGAATCAAGAAGTTAAAAAAATAACTACTAGTGCTGGTTTTGAAACAGAATCTACTGGCCAGCATAAGTATAAGGTAATTGACAGTGACACTGGTCTGATTGTGTGGAGGCGAACTAAGGATATTAAGATTGGTGACTGTATTTTAATAAGTAAGTCTAGTTATGATATAGACAATGATAAAATTTCAGAGGATGAAGCAGCATTTCTAGGTATGTTGGTTGCTGACGAGCAGTTAAATGGCCAAGATAAAGTGTTATTTGATAGTTCTGTTCCTATTAAAATTCGTAAAAGTTCTAACAAAGTAATTTCCAAATTTTTGTCATCTTATTTCAGTTCTAATTGTTGTTGTGGAGAGCCTAATAGGATTACCGCAAGTGGTGTTTCTCATAATTTAATGAGACAGCTTCAGCTTTTGTTGTTGGGAAGATTTGGTATTAAATCAATAATTAAGATAGATACTAATGGCACTTATGGTAATAGTTGTTATTACATAGAAATTTATGATGAAGATGTAGTAACTTTTATGATTGAAATAGGGTTTGTTTTAGATGATAAAGTAAATAAATTTGTAGATTTTAATTTAAAAAAAGAACCTATGTTTAATAAGTGGAACTACCCATATCAGGATATATTGTTGAAGGTTTTATATGCTGATGTTGAGGGTGTTGATAGCAAGAGTTATCGCTCGTTGAGCTACGACATAGATAGGTGTAGTGGCGGAAGCTTGTCTATTGGTAAATTAAATACTATTTTAGGGCACCTTACTCTTACTAATTTAGAGATTGGTGGTGCTACTGCTTTAATTTTATACCATTTATGTGAGTTAAGTAAGTATGCGTGTGATAAAGTTAGTAATGTTGAAGATGTAGGTATTGTTCCAGTATTTGATGTCGTGATGCCAGAAACTCATAGTTTTGTGTCCAATGGTTTTATTAGTCATAATACCACACTTGCGATGAGTGTTATGGCGCAGGCCCAAAAAAGAAAAATGTTGTGTTGTTTTGTTGACGCAGAACACGCAGCTGATCCAACACTTTTTAGGGCTATGGATGTTGATATTGATAAGGTTGAAATGATCCAAGCTTATGTAGGTGATGATAATTTGGATGCTTTAGAAATGTATATGAAGACCGGAGAGCTTGATGTTGCTGTAGTGGATAGTGTATCCGCGCTTATTCCCAAAGCAGAGTCTGAAGCAGAAATAAGCGATGATTTTATGGGGTTGTTGGCTAGATTGATGAGCAAAGCAATGAGGAGGTTTGTTCCTATAGCAAGCGAAACAAACACACTTTTGATATTTATTAATCAGCTTAGGTATAAGATTGGTGCTTACGGCGACCCCAGGATAACTACAGGTGGTGAGGCCATTGGTTTTTATGCTACTGGTAGAATTTCAGTTTCTGGCGGTGAGGCTAAGTCTTCTAGGATAGTTAACCCTATTACTGGCGAGACTATTGGTCATAAGACTACATTTGAAATTAGAAAAAACAAGCTAGCTCCCCCATTTAGAACTGCTGAAATTCCGCTTATTTATGGTGTTGGGTATGATATACATTCTGAATGCCTTACTTTAGCTGAGGGTTTGGGGCTTGTAGAAAAGCGTGGTGCTTATTACTACAAACCAGGTGTAGACAAATTTTTTGCCCAGGGAGAAATAAAAGCTATTGAGGTATTAAGAGAAAATGAAGAGTTATACAGGTATCTTCGTGATGGTATTATTGAAATGACTGGTTTGAAGAGTGAATATGAGCAAAATAGCTGATCAGATTCATAGTTTCCTTAAAGAAGTATTTCCAAGATATAATATAATTAAGGAACACTATGTTCAATTTGAAGACACTAGGCTCTTTTTTGATTTTTATGTCAAGGAGTTTGGTATCTTTATTGAGGTACAGGGGAGGCAACATGAATGTTATGTACACCATTTTCATGGATGTGTTGAAAATTTTCGCGGCCAAAAGAAAAGGGACAACTTAAAACTACAATATGTACAAGAGAACACAAAGTTTTGCCTAGTAAGGTTTTATTATGATGAAGAAGTAACTAAGGAACTAGTAAAAAATAAAATTTATAAGGCGTTAGATGGGGGTTTCTATGAGTAATTTAATTAATGTTAATCCTAAGAAATCTGGAAAAGATTGTATAGACTGGGAGCCAGTTAGTGATGGTACTATAACGGGTGACCCTAAATATTGTGCTTTGAGTCTTCTCTGTAAACAAATTGGTATGAGATCAGATTGGGTTAATTTTAAAGATCCAAATACAGGTGAATTTATTTTTGATTACTTCTGTACTGGTATGTATGTTAAAGAAATAGACAAAGGAAAAGATGAGGAAATTTCATAATGTCAGAAATTATATTGCCTATTAAAGAGATGAGTCTTAATCATAGTTTTTTAGACCACATCTTTAATTTTGATTATCAAAAACTTGATACAATAGAAGATTTGGAAGTTAGTAAATATTGTATTGCGTTGGCTCAATACAATGTTTATCTTAAATATCAAATAAATATTACCAAAGCTGAGACTATAAAGAAGAGGAGGTTCATCGATGCTGTAGTTTTCAAACTATTATCTCCAGATATATTAAAGAAATATAAAACTAAAGCAGACGCAAGAGAGTACATTGTTACCACTGACCCAGAGCTAACTAGACTTAGAACTGAGCTAGAGGAAGTAGAAAATGAACTTCTTCTAACTAATGGTATAGATGTAACTATTCAGGAATTGATAAATGCTTTTAAGCGTGAACTAAGTCGGCGTGAAAATGAGCTACAAACTACAAGAATGGAGCGTAGATAGTGAATCAGATTGAGGCACAGGAGTTTTTTTGTAGGCCGGTAGATGAAAGGTCTATTTTAAGGTATTGTCTTAAGAACATGGATTATTTTTATACTGTGTCTTCTAAGATGGACCCAGAAGATTTTCTACACCCAGATCATATGAAGATATACTTAATTATGCGTGATTTACAGAGGAGGGGTATCTCTAAGTTTGATTTACACATAGTTATAGGAGAGGCTAAAGATGCTGGTGTTTTAAATGATATAGGTGGTTATGAGTATCTGACAAGTATAGCTCGTTTGTTTGTATCGGATGAGAATTTTGGTATTACTTTGCAGAATGTTCTTGAGGCTAGTACTAAATTCAAGTTGTTTTTAATGCTTGACCACCAAAGATCCTATTTAATTGATAATGCTAAAAGTGATGTTGATAGTGCTACTATTATGGGCATGGTTGAGAACAGCATTTTGGATTTATCTACAGCTAGTCGTGCTATCAAAGAGCCTAGAGATTTAGCCGATGGTTTGGTAGACATGATAGAGGAACGGCGTGACAATGAAATCGAATATTCAGGTCTTAGTACAGGTTTTCCTGTCCTTACTAAGCAGATAGATGGTATGATTCCTGGTACATTAATGGTTGTTGCAGCTCGTAAAAAGATGGGAAAGAGTGCCTTCCTTATGAGTATGGCAGCACATATATCTTATATGGAAAAGTATCCAACTTTATATATTGATACTGAAATGTCATTTAGTGAATTTAGAGACCGGTTGGTTGCCTCAATGACAGGTGTGAAGGAAAGAACTATTAAACACGGTGGATATACTGACGAGGAGCATAGAATTTTAGTACAAAAATGTCTTAAATATATAAAAGAAGGTTATTTGTTCCATGAATATATGCCTGGTTATAGCGTAGAGAAAATAGTTTCTTTGTATAAAAAGTTTAAGATTAAGCATAACATTGGTTTTGCTGTGTTTGATTATTTAAAAGAACCAGACTCATCCAGTGTTGACAGGCAAAGAAAAGAATATCAGATTCTAGGCGATGTTACTACCAAACTTAAGGACTTAGCTGGTGAACTTGAAATTCCATTTTTAACTGCTGTTCAATTGAACAGACAGCATGATGTTGCTGATAGTGATAGAATAGCTAGATATGGTGATATTGTAGCTTTTTGGCAAAATAGAACGGATGAAGAGAAAGAAAGAGGTATGCAGTATGGCACTCATAAATTGGTAATTAAAGACACTAGAAGAGGCGGTAGTACTACTGAGGCCGGTATTGGTTATCATTTTTTTAAAGAAAGATTAAAAATTAGAGAGGCTCATGACCAGTTGATTGCCTTCGATAAGGAAGATGTTTATAATGCAGACAGTTCGTCGGACGAATACTACGATGAGGACGAAGGGTCTTACTGATGATTGGGACAGATTTAAGCAAAAGCTTGAATATCTAAAATCTGTTGTTGACCCTAGATACCTTGTAGAATCTTTAGGTTTTAAGATAACAAGAGAGACTTCTAAAGAGTTGCGAGGACCATGTAAAATACATGGTGGTGACAACCCTACCTCTTTTAGATTTAATAAGGAAAAAAAGAGTTGGGTTTGTTTTTCCCGTAAGTGCCATGATGTGTATGGTAGTGATGTAATATCACTTATAAGATCTTGTTTAAATGTTGATTTTATGGATGCAGTAGATTATCTTAAAACACTTACAGGCGATGTTGAGACTAAGATAGAAGATTTAGTTAATTACAGGCGTGGTAGGGAGAAGGATGAGTTTGTTAGGCAGCATTATAGAAAGCGAGTAACTGCTAAAATAGTTAATGAGGAGACCCTTAGGAACTTCAGAAGCCTTCCTTGTAAAATATTCAATAAAGAATTCAGTAGTGAAGTTTTGGACTTTTTTGAAATTGGTGGTGGTTATGTAGGTGTTGATGGTTTAGAGAGGGATGTTATTCCTATCCGTGATGAAGATGGTGTGTTGCTTGCTTATGGTTTAAGGGATATAAGAGAAAATATAGATTTTGAAGGTAAATATATACTAACTAAGAATTTTGATAAGGATTTGGTATTGTATAATTTAAATGTTGCATTACCTTTACTAGAAGAGAAGTTTTTAATAATAGTTGAAGGGTTTAAAAGTGTTTGGAAGCTTCATTCTTTGGGTATAGACAATGTTGTAGCTGTGATTGGATCTAAATTGACCCTAGGGCAACAGAATTTAATATATACCTATGTTAAAAGAGGTGTAGTTATAATGTTTGATAATGATATGCCTGGCGTAGGGGGTGCTTTGAAGGCTGTAGAAGATATATCAGGTAAGATAGATGTTAGATTGGTTTTTATAACAGAGATGGACAAAAATGGTAAAGGGTTGGACCCAGCTGATTTAACTAACCACGCTATTATTGAATACCTTAAAGAATATATTTAGGAGTTTTTTTGTTATGGAAGGTAAAAATTTTGTAGAATTAGTGGGAAAAATAAGAAATTCTAGTATAAAAATGGTCGGTGACTACAATAGTTGGTTATTTAAGGGTACATTGGCCATTCCAGCGCCAGGTTCTAATAGTAGTTATCAATTTTTGAAGATTTCTTCTTTTAAATGTGCCGAATCTCTCGGCGAACTATCCAATAATACCTTTGTAAAGATTAATGGGCATATAGAGGAGCGCTATTACGATGGCCAATGTCGTCATTGTGGCGGGAGTGAGAGAAAGTATTGGACTGAGGTTGTAATAGATAATTTTATAGTTATTTAGGAGGTTTATTGTTATGATTAAAAGCAGTATTTCAACACAAGAGGTAGTTGATTTTTTAAATAATGCATTGGAACTTGATTCAGCGTCAATAGGTAATTTGTTTTCAATCCGTGTTCCGTGTAATCAAGAACTTGCAGATCATCCTACAATACAGGTTGGATGTCAAGGGACTTATTGTCAAGTCGGGCTAGTTGGAATTTTAAACGGAATGTTTGGGACATACGAAAACGGGTGGGGTTGTTTGTCTCTTGATGTTGACGATGGGAAGGTAATAGGATTTAGGGTTTTAGATGAAAGTGTCGCAAGAAATAAAGATTGATTATCAAAAAAACAAGGAGGATTAAATGAGTGATAATATTGTAGACAATTTTGAAGTTGGCACACCATCGATGGCTTTTTTACCAGCAAGGCATTACCCATTTGTTGTTGTTAAAAGTGAACATAAGGTGGTTATACCAAGAAAGGGTAAGTACACCGATTTAGATCCTGAGTTTTTTAGTGAAGAAGACGGCGAATTTAATATTCTTGATGACAAGTCTAAAGCACTTTTTTTACCATCTATTCAGAAAGTATTGTTAGGGACTAAACAATATCCAGATCTTTTACCAAACCATTTATATGTTCCGGTAGTTTTGGTTTTTAAGGAGTCAGAGGTAGAGATAACGGGCCAGATTATTAGAATGTTAAGTATGGATGAAATTAAGGAATAATATGCGTAGAAGCATTATTTTTGAATATGTTATTTACAAGGATTTAGAGGATATTAGTGCAACTTTAACTTATAAGGGTAATATTGAGGTGATTGAGATGGGGGAAAGACAGGAATCTATATTAGAGTATGTACATTACTGCTTGCGCTGTGAGGCCTTAAGTTTTGAGGTTGAGGATGGTGTATATAAGTGTTCTGAGTGTGGTTTTGAGTGGGAGGTAATTAACTTTGCGTAATCATTATGAAACTTTAGGTGTTTCTAGAGATGTTTCTCCTGAAGATCTTAAAAAGGTTTTTAGGAAACTTTCTATGAAATATCATCCAGACCGAACTAATGGTGATGCCAAGGCTACGGATAAATTTAAAGAGGTTAATGAAGCCTATTCGGTTCTTTCAGACCCCAAAAAAAGACAGGTGTATGATAGCCCTAACCAATTCCAAAGAGGTGGTTTTTCACCAGGTTTTAACCCATTCCATAATTTCGGTATGAACATGCGAAGTAGAAGGCCAAACCCTAATGCTCCTACGCAGGGTATAGACTTAAAGTTTGTTGCCGAGGTGCCAATAAGTATGTTTATTTTAGGTGGTATTCATAGTTTTAACATATCATACAATGACACCTGCCAGACTTGTAATGGTAAAGGGTATTCCACTGCCAAAACTTGTGAAGAATGTAAAGGAGCTGGTGAAATAGTACAATCTATTAGTTATCAAGGCGTACAAATGATGACACATACCACATGTAAAGATTGTAATGGTAGAGGAGAAGTGGCTCAGGACCAGTGTAAGGAGTGTGTTGGTAATGGGACTATCAGAGTTAATAGGCAGGTTGAAGTGGAACTACCTGCTGGTTCTCATGATAATTTTGTTAATATTAAAAGAGGTGAGGGTGGTAAAGGTACAAATGGTGGACCACAAGGTACATTAGTTGTTAAATTTAGGATGAAATACCCTAAAGTAGAGGGGCTTACAGACGATCAGAAAGAATTGTTAAGGAGTATTTAATGACAAAAGACAGTATTTTTAGTTTAGATATATCTTCCAAATCTACAGGTTGGTGTTATACAGTTAAAAATAGAATTTATAATTTTGGTGTAATAAAAATTAAAATAGCACTTGACAGAGCAGAAAAACTGGTTATATTTAGACATGAACTGGTTAAGCTCCTAAATAAATACAAACCAGAATGTGTTGTTATAGAAAATGGTTTTGCTGGTAGAAATATAAGTACATTGAAAACTTTGTCTAAGTTTGCTGGTGTAGGGGAAGAGTGTGCCAAGTCAATTACTGGTAACAGTCCGTATATAATGAGTAATAAAACACCGAAGGCTTACTTTGAGGTTAAGACAAAAGAAGAATTGTACCATGTTATAGTTAAAAAGTTTAAACTAAAAGATTTTAAATATGATACTCACAATGACATAACTGATAGTATAGCACAAGCATTATGTTATTATAATGAGGTGGTTAAGGAGAGAAAGAATGGCGAGTAATAACATTAAATTGAGTGCTACTAGAGTTAACTCCTTCCTTCAATGTAAATTAAAGTATAAATTCAATTATATTGAAAAGCTTCCAAAGGTTTCTAACCCAGCATTTAAGATGGGGTTGGCCTGTCATGAGGCTTTGGAGTATGCTGGTAGTATTTGGTTGAAAAAAGAAGATTTAACAAAGGCTGACAAGGCTAAAGTTTTAAAGAAATATGATGAAGTTTCTGTAAAGGAAGGTATAGCGGACCATAGTGCTCATTTATTGGGCTGTAATTTAGTTAAAGTCAGGATTAATGATTTTATGGCTGGTGCTGAGGGTAAACTTGTGTCTTTGGAACATCGATTTGGGTTTAGAAAGATGAATGAAGTTACTACAAAAGATGGTGTACCACTAATTGGAGCTATTGATAAAGTAGTGGAGAATAATGAGGACACTTTACTTATTGTAGACTACAAAACATCTAAGACTGCTCCTACACCAGAGCAGTTAAGAACTGATATTCAGCTATCTATTTACGACTATGTGGCTCATAAATTGTATCCTGGCTATAAACGAATTATTTTAAGTTTAGACATGCTTAAATCTGATATGCTTTACACTTATAGAACTGAAGAAGAAAGGGTAGAATTTGAGGCATATCTAAAGGTAGTTTACGATTCGATGACAAAATTTGACTCTGGTAAGGCGGAGGCTAGCCTCAATATGTTTTGTCCATGGTGTGATTTTAAAGATTACTGTGACGAATATGAGAGTGCGTGTAAGAAATCTGATTATAATTTTTTAGCAACAATTTCACTTTCAGATGAAGAGTTGATAGGTGAGTGGAAGCGTGTAAGGGATACAAAAAAGATATTAGATGGCCGTGAAAGAGAACTAGCTATGGTTGCTATGGAAAAAATAAGGGAAACAGGGGAAGAGTTGATGGGTGTTAATGAACAATTATATATCAGGCAGAACGCTAGGACTACCTACGACACTAAAACTGTTTTTTCTCTAGTACCTAAAGAGGATTTTGTAAATTTGGTTAACATAAACAAAGGTGCTGTGGATAAATATCTTAATGATAATTCGACTATTAAGAGTGCTGTTGTAAGCTCGGCACAAGTTAATTTTACAACACCATTTTTGGCGACTAAAAAAATTAAAAAAGTAAAGGAGAAGGTATAAGGTTATGATGGAAAAGAATATAGATACTAATAAAATTATTAAGGTGCTTGCTTATTGTGATTCGCCCACTTGTGCTACAGGTTTTGGCACAGTAAGTAGAAACATTTTTGAAGGGCTTCATAAAACTGGTAGGTACCAAATTGATATTTTAGGTGTTAATTATTGGGGTGATCCACACACTTTTCCCTATAGAATTTGGCCTACTGGTACTAATTCGGAGCGAGATCCATACGGCCGTAAAAAAATATGTGGTATGATTCCTGATATGATTAAACAAGTAGGGTATGACATTTTGTTCTTTTTGCAGGACACATTTATTTTGGATTTTCTACCGGAACTAATGCAACATTTAAGGGAAGCTGAGTTGAAAAAATTTAAATCTATTTGTTATTTTCCTGTGGATGGCTCACCTAACCGAGATTGGATTAGGAATGTTAATTCTGTAGACTATCTAGTTGCCTATTCTGAGTTTGGTAAGCGAGAGGCTAAAAGAGCATTTCCAGAAGTTAAGGATATGTATAGTATTCCTCATGGGGCTAACACCGCTAATTTTACCCCTATGAGTGGTAAAGATATTGCTAAGTTTAGGCAGCAATACTTTGGCAAACACCATGATAAATTCATTTTTACTAATTTGAATAGAAATCAACAGCGTAAGGATATTCCTAGAACTTTGCAGGCTTTTAAGGAGTTTAGAAAACAAGTACCAAATTCTATTTTGTATTTACATATGGCCAAACAAGATCAAGGGTGGGATTTGGTTAAAGTTTGCGATTCTTTTGGTTTCAGCGTACAGGAAGATGTTATTTTCCCTGAAAATTTCGGTCCTAATCAAGGATATCCTATTGGTATAGTAAATTTGATCTACAATGCGTCAGACTGCGTTATTAGCACTACTCTCGGTGAAGGATGGGGGCTATCGTGGATTGAGGCCATGGCTACTAAAACACCAATTATTATGCCTGATAATACGGCTATTACAGAAAACATTACTGAAGAGCGTGGTTACCTTGTTAAGAGTGGTGATGACCCAAGCCTTTACACTGTGCTTCCACATGATAATGAAGTAATTAGACCTTTAGTTGATGTTAATAATCTAGTTGATACTATGCTTGAGGTTTATAATAATTATGATGAAGCTAAGAAAAAGGCAGAGAATGCATATGCTTGGATTATGACACAGATGGATTGGCAAACTAGTGTTGCGCCGAAGTGGGTTGATCTATTTGATAAGGCTTATATGGACATAGTTAAAGAAGGAAATAACGGTTTGGCCGCCTCAGAAGAATCTGAGAGAACACTTAAAGCGGAGGAATTTTAGGATGAATTGTAAAGTGGTAACTCAATTAAACTTTTGGGAGGTATCTGATGGGTACGGAAATAACAGGTATTAAATATATAGCCCCATGCCTGGATAATTCTGGTTATGCACAGGCATCACGCGGTAATATATTGGCTTTACATAAACTTGGTGTGCCTATTACAGTTAATTCTATTTCTTTTGAACCCGCTAGGCCGGAGTTAGGTAAACACGGTGATGTGCTTAAGAGTTTAATTAATAAAAATGTTGATTATAATGTAGTAATTATTCATACTACACCAGAGTTTTGGGATAAGTACAGAGAGGATGGAAAGTTAAATATAGGCTACACTATTTGGGAAACTGATAGACTTCATAATAAATGGCCTGAATATATTAATGAGAATGTTGATAAAGTTTTAGTAGGTTGTACTTGGAATAGGGGTGTTTTTAAGAATAGTGGTGTTACTATTCCTATTGGTGTGGTTCCACATGGTATTAACATGTCTGAATTCGACGGTATTAAACCTTACAAAGTAAATGGTGTTGGGGATGACACCTTTGTATTTTATAGTATATTTCAATGGTGTTACGATGATAAGACTAGGGTTCTTACAAGAAATGGATTTAAATATTTTAAAGACTTGGTATACGAAGATGAAATAGCTACTCTTAATAAAGATACTGATGAACTAGAATATTATAATCCGGATGAGATAGTTAGTTTTTATAGGAAAGATAAAATGTTTCATCTAAAAGGTGCCCAATTTGATTTGTGTGTTAATCCGGAACATAAAATGGTTGTTAAAGAACATATGAAGGGTTCTTACAAGGTAGATCCTGAAGGTTCTTGGGAGTTAAAGCCACTGAATGAGATGGTAATAACTAATAAAGAAGGCGAGTTGAAAGTTTCAGGTAAGTATAGGACCAAAAAAAATTGTAGATGGAATGGTAAAAGACTATGTTACTTTGAAATTCCATACTCTAATAGTAGTTACAAACTTAATAATGGTGAGCCTCTAAAGTTGCCTATAGATTCTTTTATGCGTTTTATGGGGTGGTATTTATCCGAAGGCTCCATCGAGATTACAGATAATTACTATAGAGTTGTTATAACACAGACGAAAAGTGAAGCATATAGAAAAGAGATTTGGGAATGTATTGAGAATCTAGGGTTCACCCCTATAGATTGTGGTAAAGATATTATTTTTAATTCTAGAGAGTTATGTTTGTATTTACAACAGTTCGGAAAATGTTATGAGAAATATATTGATGAAGATATAAAGAGTTTATGTACAGATCATATTTTGTTGCTACTTGAATCCCTTATTAAGGGTGATGGTAGTTTTCATAGAAACGGTACTTGGTGTAAATATGTTACTACTTCCAAAAAATTAGCAGAAGATGTCCAGGAATGCTTATTGAAAGTCGGTATGTCGGGTGCAATTTCTATTTCAGATCCTAAAGATAATAATCCAGGAAAAATAGACGGTAGAATTATCCAAGGGAGAAGACTTAAATATACTGTGTCTGTTAATAGAGAGAATAATGAACCAAGTATGTATTATGCCAATCTGAAAGAAATAGATTATGATGGGTATATATATTGTGCTAGAGTAAAAAACCATACCATGTTGGTAGAACGCAATGGTAAAGTGTTATTCTGCAGTAATACAGAGAGAAAACACCCACTGGCTTTGATGAAAGCATATTGGAGGTCTTTTCAGAATGATGAGAATGTAGCTCTTGTTTTAAAAACTTATAGAAGTGATTATAGTGATCAAGAGAAGGATGCTATAAGAAGCACTGTTAAGCGTATGAAATTTGTTATGCCTATGGATAAATACCCTAAAATATATTTGATTTTAGATATGCTGTCTAATGATGAAATTCTTGGGCTACACGCTAGAGGGGATTGTTATACCTCATTTGATCGTGGCGAAGGGTTTGGTCTTTGTGTCGGTGGAGATATGAATGTTATTAATGATGAAGGAGTTAAAAAAGCAAAAGATGTTTGTAAAGGAGATAAGGCACTATCTAAAGATGGGGGATTTCATGAAATAACTTCAGTCTCAAAAAGACATGTTGAAAGAGCTTTAAAACTCTCTGTAAAATTACACGAAGATAGTATAGTCAGTTATGAACACCCGCTCTATATAACAAAAGATCTATCAAATTGGAAAAGATATAATTATACGAAGAATGAAATAGAGGAAAAACTCTATTGGTGTGAAGCAGGTAGTGTGGAAGTAGGTGATTATGTAGCAATACCTAAACCAGCACTTGATGAAAAATTACCAGAAAAAATAGATTTATTAGATTATATAGATAGAGATGATATCATAGAAGATGATACTACTATAGCTATTAAAATGGGATATTCTCCTAAAGATACTGAATATAGTTACTCTAGTCTAGTTAAAACCTATGGGTTTACAAAGAAAATATTTGAAGGTGCGGTAAGCCATATTAAAAAGAATACTATACCTAAAGAAGGTTCAAGTACAAGAAAAGCTTATGACATATTATTAAGTATTGATTTTTTAGTTAAAGAGCCTAACAAAATAAATCGTTTTATTACAATAGATTATAGTATTTTATCTTTGTTTGGTTGGTATATAGCAGAAGGAAGTAATAATAATGGTAGTTTTATTGAAATAGATTTACATAAAAATGAATATGATGTAGCTAAAAAAATAGCAGAGGTTTTTGAGGATAGTTTTGGAGTTAGTAATAATTCTATTTATCTACAGCAATATGACAATAAATGTAGAATTATAGTAAGTAATAAAATTTTAGCAGAAGTTTTTGCTAATCTTTTTGGAAAGGGGGCTGTAAATAAATGTATTCCTAAATGGTTGTTATTATCTGGTAAACATTTACTACCTCTTTTGAAAAGTTTGTTTATTGGAGATGGACATGATTCTGGTAGTGCTTACGCTTTAACAACTGTATCACATACATTAGCATACCAAGTAAAGACCATACTTAATAGTCTAAATATGTGCCCTCGTATATGTGTTAAGTCTATAGGTAAATTTGGTAACTTTAACCCGTATAATGTGAGTATAGCAAACGAAGATTATGAAAAATTTATATGTGATAATGTGTTAGATTCATATAGAAAACACCATGTAGAGACAGATAATTACTTTTTAGTTAAAATTACTAATATAGAAGATATAGAATATAATGATTATATGTATGATTTTACTGTAAAAGAAGCTGAAAGTTTTGTTGGAAATGGTATATTGATGCATAATTGTCCTTTTACTGCTGGGGCTATTGGTAACCCAATTATAGTTACTGGGTTTGGTGGCAGTACAGAGTATGCTAAACCTGATAATAGTTATTTAGTAAACTATACTAAAACCCCAGTTTCTGGTATGCCATGGAGCCCGTGGTATCGAGGGAATCAACTATGGGCTGAACCTGATGTTGAGCATGGCTCTGATTTAATGAAATATGTTTTTGAACATAGAGATGCGTCTATACTTAAGTCTACTAAATTAAAGCAGTATATCTGTGATAATTTTGGATGGGAAAATATTGGTCAAAAAATTATAGATAATATTGTAGAGTTATAATGCCTAAAAAAATTACTATAGATTTTGTAAGAGGGGAATTTCTAAAAGATGGATATACTCTTACTACAGATGTTTGGGTTTCAGCTAAAGAGAAACTTAATTACAGATGTAATAAGGGGCATGAACACTGTATTTCTTGGGCAGATTGGAAATCTGGGCACAGATGCCCTTATTGTAGTGGTAACGCTGTGTTGAATTTAGATATAATAAGAGCAGAATTTAAAGAGGCTGGTTTAGAGCTTATTGACGATGTGTATGTTAATTCTAAGCAGAAGTTTAAATACAGGTGTTCTAAAGGGCATTTATGGAGTATGCGTATAGATCATTTAAGAAAAGGAATAAGATGCCCTTTTTGTTCTGGGAATATAAAGAAGTCTAAAAAAGATATACAAGAATCTTTGTCATCAGTTGGTTATAAACTGTTGTCAGATAAGTATGTTAATGTGTTTTCACCCCTAACTATAGTGTGTGATAAAGGGCATGTTTATGAGTCATCTTTTCACAATTTTCTTCAAGGCAGAAGATGCCCACATTGTAATGGTGGTATAAGGGCTGATGTAGAAGAAATAAAGGGTATTTTAGCAAAAGAAGGATATAAATTAATAACAAAAAAATATGATAATTCTTCTCAGATTTTAGAATTGGAGTGCCCTGCTGGTCATATTTATAAGGTTAATTGGAATAATTGGTTACACAAAGGCTCTCGCTGTGTTGAATGTTCTGGTATGGGTTCTTCTGGGCAAGAACTTATCATAAGAGAATTCATGTCACTTTTGAATGTGACTTTTGAATCTAATTGTAGGGATGTGATTAGTCCTTATGAGTTAGATATTGTTGTTCGAGAAAAGAAAGTGGCTATAGAATACTGTGGTTTGTACTGGCATTCAGAATCGGCTGGTAAGGACAAAAATTATCATATTAATAAGTTAAACAAGTGTTTGGAGTTGGGTTACAAATTAATTACTATATTCGAGGACGAATTTCTAAATAATAGAGATATAGTATTTTCCAGATTGTCTAATATATTGGGTATTAAAAATAATTTTACTAAGATACATGCTAGAAAATGTTATATAGAAGAAATACCTGCTAATATAGCTAAGAAATTTTGTGAAGAAAATCATTTACAAGGGTATACTGGATCTGCTGTAAAATTAGGTGCTTTTTATAAAAATGAATTGGTTTCTGTAATGACTTTTTCTAAACCTTCTGTATCCAAAGGTTATAGAAAAGATGTTCCTGGTCTATATGAGCTTTCAAGGTTTTGTTCTAGAATTGGGTGTATAGTGGTGGGGATAGCATCTAAATTTATGTCTTATTTTAAAAAGAATTTTAGTTGTAAAAAAATATTTACTTTTGCTGATAGGAGATGGTCTGTTGGTAATTTGTATGAGAACATTGGTTTTACTTTTGTTGATTACACTAAACCTAGTTATTGGTATTTCAAAAATAAAAAGAGACTACATAGGTTTGCTCTTAGAAAAACATTTAATGATCCTGTTAATAAAACAGAAATTGAAATTCGTAAAGAAGAGGGTTGGAATAGGATCTGGGACTGTGGTAATTTAAAGTATGAGATGGAGGTTAGATGAATAAATTAACACTTAATGTAGGTTGTGGGGAGCGGACATATACTGAATATCCTTCCGGTTATAAATGTATTAATGTAGACGAGCGTAATCTTCCAGTTGTGGACCATGTACTGAATGTTACAGACCCCTTACCATTCCCAGATTACCACTTTGACTACATTTTGGCTAGTGATATTATTGAGCATTTTCCTATTCCTAAAACTAAAAAGGTTTTACTTAATTGGTTGTTAAAATTGAAGCCTGGCGGTATAATTGAATTTAGGCTTCCCAATTTAGCAAAGATAATTAAACACTATAAATCTGAAAAAGGGTGGAAGAATGCTGAATATATATCTTGGCTACTTTATGGTGGCCAAGATTATTCTGGAAATTTTCATTATGTTGCTTTTGACCGTGCTTGGTTTAAGGTTGTATGTTCTGAAGTAGGACTGGAAGAAATTGATTATAAGGAAAATGGTTTTAATATGATAGTTAAATTTAGGAAAGGAGAATAGTATGCCTAAGCTCATTCATTCAGCATTTGTAAAAGATGAGGAACATTGTATAGCTATGATGTTAGAGACTATTCTTCCGTTTGTTGAAGAAAGTTATATAATGGTAGATGATAGAACTACTGATAGAACTAAAGAGATTGCTGAATCTTATGGATGTAAAACTAAATTGTTTACCTTTAAAAATTTTGGTAAAACAAAAAATACTTTGATGTACTGGACTAAAGATAAATCAGACTGGGTTTTTGGGTTGGCGCCAGATGAAAAAATAACATTAGATCTTGGTAAAAAATTGAATAAGATAGTACATGACATACATGACCACCCCATTGACGGTGTTTATTTCTCTAGAAGACATTGGTCAGATTTGGATATGAAGGATGAATACACCAAACAAAATTGGTACCCAGATTGGCAGCAGCGTCTTATTAGAAATGATTTTCCTAGAGTTCATATGGTTCATTATGTTCATGAGGTTGTTGTTGGGTTAAGAAAATCATTATGGGTCAAGGAAGATCTTCACCATTTTAATATGTACTGGAAACCCCGTATTGATTATGATTTTGAAAAGATGAATGTTTTATATAGGGAATTAAAAAAGAAACAAAGTTTGGATGGTGGAAGAGACATTTGGCCTGAAGGCATAACATTTTAGGAGGATTTTTATGAAATTAGCACTGGTTGGTTTAGGATATTGGGGACCAAATCTTTTGAGAGTTTTTAATACACTTGGTGTTTTAGCAGCTGCATTTGATAAAGATGTTAATAAATTAAAAAAGTTTGCTACTAACCCTGTGTATAGGGGTGTTCATTTCGACACTGAATGGGAGCACTGTTTGGGGAGAAATGATGTAGATGGTGTGGTTATTGCTACACCTCCCAATACTCATCATATGATAGCAACTAAAGCTATTGCTGCTGGTAAGCATGTTTTTGTGGAAAAACCTATGACGCTCAGTGTAAAGGAGTCAGAGGAGATAGTAGCGTTAGCTAATGAGCATAATAGGGTTGTGATGGTTGGGCATATTTTTTTATATAGCCCCGAAATTATAAAATTAAAAGAGATTGTTCAATCTGATGATTTTGGTGACATACACTATGCTTATATACAGAGGCTTAATTTAGG